CCTAGGAACTGCACGCGGCTGAGGGTAATCCGGGGTTCCCAGCGCATCAGGGCCATGACGGTGGCGGCATAGACGCGCAGTCGGGTGACGTCATTGAACGGATGGTCGACCAGCTCCGGCAGAAAGCTGCCGTACTCCCGGCGCATCACGCGGGTGCCGATGCGAGTGGTCATGATGTCGGTGGTCGACTGGACGATATGCTCGACGGTGTTGATCGCGGCGCCGGTTTCTCGATTCATTCCGGTTTCCCCGTCTTGGCGCTGCCTGTCATCACACCGCCATGCGGGTGGTTGACCAGGCTGATGTCGGCTGCCACAACGTCATCCGTCACGGTGACTTTTCCAGAGATGGCTTGATTGCCTTCCTGGGTGTAATTACCGGTCTGCGTGTAGTCGCCCTCGTGGGTGATCGGCCCGACGATGTGAATACCGCCGGTGCTAATCAAGTCTGTGGTACCGCCTTCCACCAGCACGGCGCTGAGGTGGTGAGCAACACTGTCGTACTCGATAACGGAGCCGTCGTGATAGGTACGACGATGCAGACCAGGGCGATCGCCATTGGCCGGATTGAGGTCGCTGAAGATGCCTGCCAGGGCAATGCCGTTACCCAGTTGCCCCGATGGGCTGAACAGAATGACTTGCTCGTCGACTGTAGGTGGGTCCCATTCTTTGTCGGCACCGGCGCGCAAAGTGATCCACGGTAGCCAGGCAGTGGTCAGCGTTCCGGTATTTACACGCACACGCGGGGGCTTCATCTGGACTTCGGCGATGGTGCCGAAGCGGATTAGGTTTTCGATCAGGCGGGCGAGGGTGGCTAAGTTGTTCATGGCGCCGATGGTGGCGTCATGCGTGCGAGGATGCAGTCTTGAGGGCTTGTACGGCGTGTTAATACAAAAGACGCTGGTCTACTATTATGCTGTTAGGCTATGAGAGAAGTTAATTTATGTTCGCTTGAGAGGTAACTAATGAAAGAATTGACTGTTGGGCAACTTCATCAGCTGAGATTGCAGATCTTCGATAATGCTGAGTCATTGCACAAGGAGGCAAAGCTATTACTTGATCATGGGTATTATGCGCGCGCGTATTTATTGGCGTACTTTTCCTGTGAGGAGCTTGGAAAGCTTCCGATTATCGTAGGTGCTGTTGGTTGTCTTGAAAGTGGAGCGACTGTTGATTGGAAGAAAGTTATGAGGCGGTTTCGGGATCATAAAGCAAAAGTTGATTCGGATGATATGCATCAATATATGTTTGGGGTTGATCTCGATCTGGTGAGTAATTCCGATCTTGAATGGTTGGTCGATGCTCGAAAAAAGTCGGCTGGGCGTGTAGCCTTGAAAAATAAATCTACCTACGTCGATGTTCAGGATGGAAGGATGGTTTTGCCACTGAATGAAATTGACGTTAATCATGCAACTAAGATGTTGGAGCGAGCTTTTGAATCGTTGCGTGCGCATTGGAAAGCGGAGACTTTGGTCAACCCAGTTTTGTTTTCTGTGTTGGATGAATTGGAAGGTCGTTGATGGTTGTTTAGGTAATGACATAGGGGATATGTTAAAGGAAGTCATGGTTTTACGCAGGAAGTCATTACTTTACAGTCGCATAGGTTATGTCTCTATGTGCTTTAGTTGTCGTGCCGCAGGCGGGGGGAGTTAAGCATGCCAGGCACATGTAAACCAATGAATGCCAAAAATGAAAAAGCCTTGAAGCTATTCAATTCAGTTCCATAATTTGAAACCTCTCCGTGCATCACCTGATGTCGGTTCAATGCATCAAATATTTTGCCTTTCTCTCTGCTTTCCTTATCTCTCTGACCTTTGCTCTTCAGTATGTCCATCGTGTGAAGGTTGAGTAATTGATACAGCAAGTCTTTCACCTCTTCGTTGTCACCTATTATATTTTGCACCCATGCGCTACCTTTAATTACATCGCTATTTCTAACTTTATCCATTGCGCTAGTTATGCCGGTTATCTCTGAAAATATTCCATCTGCCTGGGCTAGGAATACTGGAATGCTTATATAATAACCCTCTGTTCCGTAGTTTTTGTGCGCGTTAACTGCTGCGGCAATTGCCTGTTTTCGATCCGGGTACGCATTGGCTAGTTGGATTACATACCAGTCCATATCCTTGGTGTAGTGGGTTTTAAGGATCTCGTCTACCTCATCAGTATTGGCGGTCTGTAAGCTTTCAATAAGATTTAATACTTCCTCCAAGGAGTTTTCCCAGTTAAAAAACCAACCTTGAGCGGAGGCACGACTCATTACTTCGCGGGAACGAGCAGGCATGCTTTCTAAACGAGCCTGAACAGCTTTCCAATCAGTTTGTGCAATTTTAAGTAGTAGCGGTGCTAGATCTGTTTTAACTTTTTCAAGCCACTGTCCGAACTTTACTAAACCTATTTGGATTGCGGGGATGTGAGGCTCCAACATCTCGGTGAGCACTTTTGTAAATGCTTCATTGCGCTCTTGTGTTTTTTTATCTAAATCTTCCATCACGCACGCACCCTCAAAAGTAGACTTTATAGGTCCTCTCTATCTTGTAGCACTGATCACGGATCAATTCACTATTCAACGAGGTAGGCGAGTAGGTGGTCGCGGATCTGATCGATGTCCACATCGGTGAAACCGAGAACTTCCCTTCGTTCGTACTGCACATCTGGAGCGCCGCGTTCTGCTCGATCCTTCAAACCGTACTGGTGTACTCGAGCGATCCGTGCAATACGACTGGTAAATCCAACGCTTATTGTGTTGCCGTCACCCTGAACTTTCAGAAAGCTGGCCGTGCGCATCTTCTGGAACATCTGGATCTTCCGCTTCACCCTGCCCTGTTTTCCGCGCAAGTTGCGCTGTTTGCGCGGCGCGTACTTGCTGCCGTCCGGGTTTTGCTGGGCAATGATTCGTTGTTGCTGACTGCGTCGTAACGCTTGGCCGAGGCTGCGGGCCAGCTTGTTGCGCGATGTCGGCTCAAGCTGCCCGAGCAATCCCGCCGCCCAGTCCTCCAGCGCTTCCAGGCGGTTGCTCATTTCGGCAGCACCCATTCGCTACCGGTGCCCTGGTTGCCGGGGATCCAGTTCGGATCAAGGAAGTCAGCGGCCCGTTGTGGTTCGCCAGGATGGCGGATGGTGGTGTTGCCCTGGTCGTCCTTGCCCACCACCACCCGTTCGGTCAACGGCAAGGTCAGGCTCAGATCGACTTTGCTGTTGTCGAGGATGTCGGCCTCGAACTGGATGCCGGCGGCGGACTTGTTCAGGTTTTCCAGCAGCTCGGCTTGATGGACGCTCAGCCAGCCGAGTAGGGGCAGCATGACGCTGTCGGGGTGGCCGGAAAAGTCGGTGAGGATGACTTGCAGGTCGAAGCTGTATTCGAATGAGAGGCTGGCTGCAGCGGTGCAACGAACTTTTCCGTTATCGATAAAGATCAGCAGCCGCTCGGGGTTGTGTTTGAGTTCGGCAACGGTGGCCAACAGATGAGCCCGCAGGCTTTCGGGTTTGTTCATGGATGGGCCTGTTGATGTTGGTAAACCATGTCGACCTGACCCGCGCATTCCGCCCAGGCAGCCTCTACGCGATCCTGATCGGTGAGTTGATCGCCGTTACTGTGTGGGCTGGTTGCCGGCAGAGTGCAGGGCACCACGGCCGGACAACCACTGACGATAAGCGTCGGCGCCGGTGAGGGTGGGGCGCTCGCGCAGCCGGCGAGCAGCATCAGGCAAAGGCTGACCAGCCCAGTCGCGTAGTTCGGCATTTTCACGTTTCAGAGCCTCAAGGGTGAGTTCGCGTTTTGCCAGGTCTTGGCGCAGCTGATGCTGCTGTGTGCGCAGGCGGGCCTGGGCATCACGTTCCTGTTGGAGGGTGGTGCGGAGGATACTGGCGGTGGACAGGTTGCGGCCGGATTCTTCACGGGCGGCGTCCGCATCCTTGGTTGCCAGCTCTGTGTTCTTGTCGGCGACGGTGATGCGCAGTTCCTGACCCCAGATCAGCAACGCCAGGGCACCGAGCAGGGCGATGCCGTACAGTGCCTGGCGCAGGGTGCTCATGCGCGGTACCAGCCCAGCTTGTTCATGGCACTGACATCCATTTTCTCCAGTGGGCCGCGAACGATGATGACTTTGCAGCCTGGCGTCAGAAAGTGCAGAGCCTCGGCCAGTTGCTCCATACCTACCTGTTCGGTGTTTTCCGGCACCACCAGCAGTTCGCCGTCCTGCACGTTCAACCGTTGTACTGCGTCGAGATCAATCATGCCGCCACCGCCTGGCCACAGCCGCAGCCGGCGTGCCGTTCGTAGGCGCGCTGAAGCTTGATGTCGTAAAGGTTTCGCTGGTAGTCGGGGCCGTTATAGAGCTTGGCGAATTCAGCCCATTTGCGAGCCTTCAGGGCCTTGTACAGAGTTGGGTCGGTTTCGATGAAGCGCACGAAGGCATCGAATTGTTGTGATTCGCTCGCGCTCATGGTCGTGACAAAGTCCTGCACGCTGGCATAGCCGAGGCGCTGCCAGTGAAATCCCATGATCTGGAACGCGCCCCAGGAAGCAGACTCCAGTGCGGCGGTTTCATCGATCAGGCGAGCGGTGACCAGGCGTTGATGTTCGGCGGTACCGCCGGCATAACCACCGGCTTTCGGGTTGACGATGGCCGGGTTGGTAGCGGCGAGATGATCAGCGTGATGCTTGAGTTCGGCGAGGTCATCGCCTTCGTGTCGAACCTGCGACAGCTGGCGGTACATGATGTGCCGTTCGAACAGAATCACCGGCTTGCCGTTGTCGAGGAAGCCTTTGCCCTTCGATTCGACCTCGTTGACTGCATAGACGCTGGCCAGCGGCACATCGAGACGTTGCGCGGCGTTGACCAGGTCGGCGTTCTTCAGCAACTGCTGGCAATCATTGCCGGCAAGCGCAGCCTGAGTCTTGTTACCGGCGATGCCATCAGCGACCAGGCCGACTTTCAGCTGGTAGGCGCGCACGGCGGCCTCGGTGACGTCACCGTAATCGCCATCGATGGTCAGCTTGGCGCCATGATTGATCAAATTCTTTTGCAGGTTGCGCACCGCTTGCGAGCGGTCGCCGTGGCGAAGTGTGGTCATAGTTGCTCTACCTTGCGGGTGAAAAACTTCCTTGCCGCAGCGCGGGTACCTTCGACGCCCAGCAAGCCGATGACACCGCCGAAAAAGGGCGCGGTCGATGCCGGAATACCCAGCAACGACAAGCCGTGACTGGCGGCGAGTGCCAAGGCACCGCACAGCGGGGCCTCGATCGCCATACGCCGCAACGTGCCACCGCCGTACATGATCCGAAGGGCGGCAATGATCAGGGCCAGGATGCCGGCGTACAGCGTTGGCCAGTTCTGTTCGAGCCAGGCGGCGAGCCAGGCCCAGGTATCGGGACGGTCAGGCATGCATTTCATTCCATGGTCCAGAGTGAGTGGTTTCAAGGACGCGGTGTGGGTGGGTCAGTCCCATAGGTTCACCATCTGCCGTTGAGGGGCGGCCGTTTGGGCTTCGGGCATCTGCACGGCCAGGCCTTGGGGCAATATCGGACCGTGATCAGCTAGACCAGGGTTGGCCTCAAGCACCGCTTCGGTCACACCTGCCGTGCGGCCGTAATGCCGCCAGCACAGCGCATCGACGGTGTCGTTTTGATGGGTGCGGACAATGACGGCCATCAGATCAACTCCACGGTGGTGCGACCGAGGCCGAGGAAGTCACGCACTGCCCAGCGCTGATCGCGGCGCAGCTCGTCGATGCTCGGTGTGAGTTCGTCGGCGTTCTGGTTGCCGCTGTTGGTGCTGTCGTAGGAGCGGTAGCGCTCGCAGATTTCCGCACCGGTCGCCGCGTAAATGGCTCGCTGGTACAGGTGGATGTATTGCGACACGTCTTTGACTTTGTCGGCCGGGACATCGGCGAGGGTGATGTATCCGGCGGCCTGCTTGGCCAGGCGCCAGTTGTTGAACTCCCGGTTGATGCTGATGGCGGCGGCGATGGTCGCGGTTTCCAGTCTGATCGGGGTGACGCTGGCATCGAGACGCAGGGTGCCTCGCACATTGTCCAGGTCGATTGATGGCCAGAAAGGATCGGTGTTGATGTGTTCGGTCGGCGCAGTGCCGCCCGCTACGAATCCGCTCATGGAACTGCGCTCTGCAATTAGTCGCCGGTGGTCGGGGCTTCACGTTCAGGAGGAGCGGCCTGGCCGATCCGCCCCGAGCCGGCGGGGTGCGTGGGGACGCTCGGTTAGCTGCCGGGGGCAGCGAGTTTGTTGAGGAGGCGTTCGGCGCGCTCCAGATCCTTTTTGCCACCGCAGGCGTCGTGCAGGTCGATGGCTTTTTTCAGCAATTCGATACCGGCTTGTACCTGTCCGGGTTGCCCTGGCAGCTCTTCGCTGATGCCTTCCAGGGTGGCGCGACCAGTGGCGAGGAACAGCTTGGCGCGGGCCTGGTCGGGCATGTCTTCGGCTTCGGTCAGTTCTGCAGTACGGTGCAGAATTGCCAGGTCGAACGGCTCGTTGATCTTTTGGGCCTTGAACGCTGCCGTCGCGACTTCTTCCGCGACCAGGCAACCCAAAGTGCGGGCGAAACGGTCGGGCATGACCATCTTGTGTTTCAGCACGTATTCAGCGATGTCCAGGCCACCGGTGAAGTCGCCGGCATCGATGCGCCACACCATCACTGTGGTCAGCACTTCATCCTGCGCACCTTGGCCGGCCTCCAGCACGCCCTGCACATAGGGCACATAGTCGGGCAGCAACTGACGTTTGAGTTCGGCCTTGCCTTGGTTCGACTGGACCTGTTTCAGGCGCAGGCGATCTTGCAGCAACTGGTTCAGTTGGTGCTCGTAGGCGGTAGCTCCGGCCATGGTTTGGGTCGGCTCGGTCGCTGCCGCCTCAATGGCGGCAGTGACGCGCTGGAAGTGACGACGGCATGGGTTGGTCATGGTCGTCTGCCTTACGATGCGATTTCGATGTTTTCAGCGAGGGACGCACATTCCAGGTCCTCGATGACGTAAGCGTCGTTGACCGATTCGTAGTTCTCGACGCGATCGCGTTTGGCGTTGTCGAGGACGGTGCGGCGACGGCTGCCTTCCTGCCAATAAATCGACAGATTTTCGAGCTTGGTGACCAGCAAGCCGCGGGCCGGGAAGTACGGCACGCGCACCGCCGGCAGGTTGCCCAGGCGCTTCTGGCTGGTGACGATATCGGCGGCCAGCATTTCCGTCGGCGCGTTGTCCTTGTTGATGATTGGGAAATACTTGTCGGCCAGCAGCTGACGACCACAGATCACCACCAGATCCGGGTCTTCCTGGTACCACGGCGCGATGAATTCCTCGACCATGCTGAAAACCAGAGCGTCGAGATTGGCGAAGTTCTTGCCGGCGCCGATGGTGATCTTGCCGGAACCTTCGATCACTTCATCCATGACCCGCGCGGCGTTTTCGGTTCGCATTTTTTGCAGCCAGCCGACGTTGACGTCCTGGCGCAGTGGATTGGTTGCCGGGTTGGAGGTGGCAGCGCGACTGGTACCGTTCCAGCCGATCAGGATGCGGTCCAACGCCTGGCGTTTCAGGATTGCGTCACGAATACGTGCCTGGAAGTCGGGAAACTTGGCCCAGGCATCCAGCTTGCTGTAGCGCAGGTGGGTGTCAAAGTTGGTCTGCGAGCAGAAGTAGCCGCGATCATCCAGGGTGGTGATGTCGGTCGTTTCGCGATCTTTCTGGGTGGTATCGGTGGTCCCGGCATTCGGTCCGCCGATGCCCATGCCAATTTTTTCGCCCATCTGCTCGGTGACACCGTAGATGTTGATCGCGCTGAGGAACTGACTGGATTCCTGCATGCGGGTTTCCAGCGTCTGGGTGACGCTCGGCGCGGTGGCAAATTTGGTGGTGACGTCGGGCACGCCGTGCAGCTTGGCCAACTGGCCCAGGTAAGCGTTGAAGAGGTTACGGGTATCGTTACGCATGGTGATTGTCCTTCGTTATTCGGGGGCTGTGGTAGGGCTGACTGTCAGCAGTCGGTCACGACCTGGTTATCGCCGCCGGATACCGGAGGGCGCGTCTTCTGGTTATGGTCCTGGGTGTTTGAGAGGTTGGTTTTCAGCTCTTTCAGTTCAGTGCTGACCTGGTCGAGCTGAGTCTTCAGTCCCGCTGAAAATTGTTTCTCGGCGGCCAACTGGTCGGGCAGGTCTTTAACGTGTTCGGCAATGGTCTGGACCGCTTCGCCGATCTGGGAAAACTCGGCGTCATCCTTGGTCTGCTTTCCGGTCAGCAGGCTTTTCACCGTGCTGAGCAATTGGGCGCCGATGCCAGGCTTTTCCTCGAACTCTTCGAACTTCAGTTCGGTCTCGACGGCCTCGGTGAACATTGAGGTTGCGGAGTAGTGGCGATCCTTGAACGGGCTGACGTCCGGCTTCTGCGCCGAGAAAGCCAGTACGTCGGTGCCCAGGCTGGCCGGCGAGTCGGTCACGGCCAAGCCGACGATGTAGGCCTCTCCGGTATCCGCGAAACTGTCGTCGATTTCGATCGAGGTGTAGATCTTCTGTTTCGCCTTGTTCATGGCGATCAGTTCTGCGGTGGGCTCGACCTGGGCGAATAGCGCGAGCTTTTTCTGACCGTTGATATCGATCTCTTCGGTCTTCACCGCCAGCACATCGCCGTAGGCCTTGAACGGACTGTCCGGCAGCAGACTGCGGAAGTGCTCCAGCCAGATGCGGGCGCCGTAGGTGGACGGATTAAAGTTTTTGGCAGCCTGTTCCAGCCAGGCACGTTTGATGGTTCGCTTATCCGAGGTAGCGCCCTCGACGGCGACGCGGAACCAGTTACTGCGGAATTTCTTCATGCCGGGAATCCTCAATGCGTTGGGCGCTAAGTGCGTTGCAATGAGGGGCATGGTCGTGACGCGCGCGAGTTGCGGCAACGAGGCGGGACTGTAG